ATAGTCATCTTATTCTTTTGACCTTGCCTATCAATACGAGCATTAGCTTGCAAGTAAGTTTCAATAGATGTTACTGGTGCATACCAGACGATGGTATCTGCTGCTGTTAGTGTGACTCCGTGTGAAGCTGCTTGGGGTTGTATAAGAAGTACACGTGGCTCAGATTCTTCTTGAAATTTCTTGAAAATTTCAGTACGTTTATTTACGGGAACAGCCCCATTTATAATTTCGCAGCTAATACCTGCCCCTCTCAAATACGCACTGAGTAGTTCTATTGTATGCGTGAACGGTACAAAGACAAGAACTTTGTGGCTAGCTTCGTTAATAACTTCTTCGATAACTCGTAACCGATTAGAAACGTCAAATTCAACAACAGCACCAGTATCAGAGTAAACAGCACCACCGCTAATTTGAAGCAGCTTATTGAGATTAATAGCAGCATTGACAGTGCTGACTTCTTCTCCATCAGCGACCATGAGCATTTCTTTTTTGAGGAGTTTGTAGTATTTCTCCTGTTGCGCAGTAAGGGGGGCGTCCCTGTAAACATGTGTCACCTCTGGTAGGTCTAAGCAATCTTTTTTCTCAAATCTAATTGCGGGTTGTAGTGCATTAAATACAGTTTGCTGGGCATCGGGTTTAGGTAACCAGCGATATTTACTTACGTTGACCATAGTCTGGTCACGGAAAGAGCCAAAGAATCTAGGTACATTGTCGGGCACACACATCTTTGCTAAACCAAACGCATCAGTAGGACTTTGTGCTGCTGGCGTACCAGTCATCATCCATAGCCAAGTGCGTGGAGTTAAGATATGGTTAAGGGTTTTCCAACGCTGCGTAGTAACAGTTTTATATGCATTAGCTTCATCGATAATAACTAAGTCAAAATTGTTTCTTGCAATATCATCGGCTACGATTTCAACACCATCATAGTTAATGATTACAAACTGTGCATCGCTATCAATAATAGCTTTACGTTTAAGTCTATCCCCATAAGCTACGGCAACCTTACGGTGCATAACAAACTTAAATAAATCTGCTTGCCAAGCCGACTGCATAATAGATAGTGGGCAGATAATAAGTACACGACCAATACGGTTTGTTTCCATTAGATAATCTGCTGCCCATATAGCCGACGCAGTTTTTCCAGTACCTTGTTCATTAAAACAAAAAGCACGCTGGTTTAGGGTCAAGAAACTAGCAGTTTCTATTTGGTGCGCCATAGGCTTAAAAAGTCCAGGCCATTTATATTCTTTATTAATAGGCGAAGGAATGTTTTTTATCTTCAGCTTATTAAGGGTTTGTGCTTCTTCTAAACCCCAATGAACAGCAACCTTATGTATGTCGCCCTCTGTATCAATTACTTCGCTTTTAGGTATACATTCAGTTATTAGGTTCGGTCTGCGTGTAGTTATTACAATTGCTTTGTTATCGACTATTTCCATTTTTAGGTTTATTCCGCTTTACTGTATGGTCTGAGTTTCGGCTATACGATCTGTTGGCGCTGGCAGACTCGGCTCGCAAGTTACTGCGGACAGTCTTACCACCTTTGGATAAAGGAGTCTTGTGGTCGACATCCTTGCCATCCCCCTTGTGAACGACTCCAGCTTTCTCAAGCATACGGCGAGCTTTATTACGCTCGGCCCGCTTCTTCTTAACGGCTGGTGTTCCATCATACATTTCATACTCATGTTTGTAGGGTCTTGGCTTGTTCACATAGGGCATATCGGTCTCCTTCTTTGCGGAAATAGTAGACCGAACCATCGGCCAATACTATATATTTTATTCCACTTTGAGGGTCATCACCAAGCATATCCTTCAAAATACCCTCGATTTCTGTCTTATTAGGGGGGTCAAAATCAACCCAGCCAGCAAATGGAATAGGCTCCATTATTTAATCCTTTTAGCTATTTCACGGTTAATGTACCAAACTGCCTTACGTAGATCCTCAACATCATTACCTTTTTCATCGGCACGCCATACATACTTCATAGCATTACCCAAGTTAAACCCCATATGCTCAGTAATTTGAATACACTCAACCCCACTTGGGTGGCTAGTGTAATGCTTAGGGTGATTAACCATATCATGTGGCTTGGCCTTTTTCTCAGCAATGCAGTCCCTGCAATTAGAGCCTTTTGGAAATGCATAGCTGTGGATTGTGCAAATTTCTAATTCATTAGTAGCCATGATTAAACCCTTGGTAAATAACCGCTAAACACGTAAGAACCTGTGTGGGACAACTGCGCCCAAGGTGCTGCCCAAATTTTAAAGCCGGCTTCTCTTGCAATTTTGCAGAAATGATAGTCTTCCGACAATAAGCGATTACCCGATGTAGAATCAATACTAGTAGCAAAGTATTCTTTGATTACTTTTTTCTGATTGTGGTCGTCAGTAACTGCAAACATGTCGTTAATATACTCAGGTACTTTGTCAGCTAAGCCAGCAAATACTTCACGCTTAATCAACATAAAGCCTGTACCTCCATTAGCAATCTCAACTACGTCAGAAATGTTTGCGGCAATCTCTGTCTCATAATTAACCGCATTAACTACAAAAATGCCTGTATGATCTTTGAGCTTTTCGGTAGGAACGCCAGCTTTAACTGCCGCTTCTACTTGCACCCAGTTAATTTCTTTCTTAGGGTACAAACCACAAATAATATCTTTATCTGCAGCAACCATAGGAATAATATCATTGGGATTAAACCCAATATCGGCATCGATAAACATAAGATGCGTGCAGTTGCTTTCTAAAAAGTCATGCGCCAAACTATTACGAGCACGGGTAATCAAAGACTCATTCATCATGTGGGCATACTGCATACCAATACCTGCTTTACCAAACACACCAGGCATGAGTAACATACCTAATGTATAAGAACCGTTGCATAAGCCACCGTACATAGGGGTGGCAATAAATAGTGACTTATTATTTTCCATATACTTCGTTTCCTTTTAAGTAAAAATCTTCTTGATTCGGTCTTGTCATTCTGTAATTTACTGTAAACAAATCTGTGCAGCCAAAGTTAGGGTATCTACTACTAGCTTCTTTATATAAATTCTTATCGCCGTCGTAGGTCTTAACTAAATCAAACATCTTATGAGCTATCTGACTAATCACACAGTTCTTAAATAAGTAACAGTTCATATCCACAAAACTTCCGCTTGCTTCGTGATAACTAGGGATTATCCCTAGACTGTCGCACTCATCTTTGCAAATAAATGACCCGTCTTTTGCCACAATATTTCGCAAGGAATAGCACCAATCCCAGTCATTCTTTTCCAATGCCTCAACCATGCTAGTGATGTGGTTAGGTTCAAACCAGTTGTCCTCATCAAGGAACATAACGTAGTCGGCATTAGTTAGCAAAGGAATAGCAGCATTTATTCGATAGCCATTAAAGAACCCTGTATAGGGTAAACCATTAAAGCCTACTATCGGCGTGCCAGTATTCTCAGGAAGCACAATTAGCTTTTGTCTATATGGGTGTGCTTGAATCATGCTAGCTACACGCTGGGCATAGGCAATACCATCTACTACAATCCAATGCTCGGCATCCATACCAACACTGTGCATAGCTTGTGGCAACCAATCAGTTCCGATTGTTGGGGTTATCACTGCTATACGTGTCATTTCTTTTGCACCGCCAGTTGATAGTTGGAAAACACTAAATCATATTGACCTTCAAAAGCGGATAAGAAAGCATCAATGCCTTTGCCAGTAGCTTCGTGTGGATACTGGTAGTCATCAAACAACATGACGCCACCTTGTTTTAATAACCCCCACGCCATACAAGCATCAGTAAGAGCAACATCAGGAGCGTGGCTACCATCCACATAAATAAAGTCAAACGCATATTTATACCCAATCATTTCGGCTAATGCTTTATATGAAGTATCTTTAAAGGCAGATACCACTTGAGTATCTTTCTTAGCTTGTGCAATATTAGTCCAAAACCTAGTTTCAACTTCGGTAAGGTTTGGGTATGGGTCAATAGACACAATACTACCTTTGTCTGCCAAGCCATTCTCAAGCAACCAACAAGTTGAGCGCCCTTCGTAACTACCAATTTCAAGAAATAACTTTTTCTCGGCTAACTTGTTCATGCATAGTTCAAAGTTAGGTATATTGTGGCTAAACCAATCTTCTGTAAAGTTCATTTAAATTTCTTTTTGGGTATCCCATTAGCCAAGCGAAGGTCGCTTGAATGTAATTTTTTAACGTGTTCGCCTTTAATTTGCCCAGCTTTCTTAGCAATCTTGGCGGCTTTTTTCCTACCTACAAATTTATCTTCGCTAGTTATAAACCCCCGCTTAACTTTCTTATCAGGTATATGCTCTTTTGCTTCTATCTGGTCATGCGCCCATGCTTTAGAGGGAGCTTCAATAACTACCCCTGTTTTCTTTTCACGAATTGCAGGTGCTACAATCTTCTTCTTGTTTGCCATGTCAAACTCCTTTTAATATAGACGAGTCGATTACCCCGATGTTTTCTAGGCTCCGATCAGGGTAGTCATTCTTCAGCAGAACGTACTGCATACTCGCTATTCTCGCAGATCTTTTGCAGTTTGAGCGCACTTGTATCCAAGGACATTCGGGAATGTTAGTTCTCGCAAACATCTCATTCTTGGCTCTAGTGTATTCATCCCACAAATCCTGACTAATCATGTCTACTTCGCTGAGTTTGCCTTGCTTGAGCGGGTGGGTTTCCCTTTCTTTGAAGCGACGGGCTTGCTCTTTTTTGCTGACCGAGTACCAGAACTTGATAATTTTAATTCCTCCTTCGACCCAGACTTTTTCAAGGATGGGCGCTTCTTTGTAGAATTGTTCGGTTTGCTCTCTGGTACAAAAACCAAGAACGCATTCGACCCCTGCTCGGTTGTACCACGACCTGTCCCAGAACGTGATTTCGCCTGCTTTGGGGAACTCTTTGATGTGTCTTTGCCAGTACCACTCTTTGGCTTCTTGCTCGGTTGGCTTGGAAAGGGCCACGACTCTTGCTGTTCTTGGGTTGAGGTGTTCCATAAACCGTTTAATAGAACCTCCTTTTCCCGCTGCATCACGCCCTTCAAAAACGATGATATGTTGTGTATTAGTTTCTTTAACATAATTTTGCCATTTCAATAGTTCAATTTGTAATAAATACTTTTTCGCCTCGTAATCCTTGAGACTAATCAAGTTCCTAGGTGATGCTTCTGTTTGGTCTATGGTGCTCAAAATGGTGCATCCTCAAACTCAAACTTTGGTTTTACTACTGCTACTCTTTTGTAACTCCAACCACTCCGCAGAGCGACTACTGCGAGCGCTTCTTCTTTCCTCGAAACAATACGCATCAACTCGTTTTGCTCGTCGAAAAGTTGGTACAGCGTTCCACAATTCATAAGGCTTTAGCCCTTCTTTTTTGTTTGGTAGTCGGCGTAAGACATCATCAATGACCTCTTCTAAAACCTTACGCATCCCTTTCTTCACGTTTCTTTCTCCGTTTAACTGCAACAATACCGACTTCGGCTTCGGGTTCAACTTTACGTGCTTCAAGCATTTTATCTGCAAGGTTATAGGCTCTTTCTGCTATTTCATGGTTAATTGTGTGGTCGTCTTTATACGCCGTAATTAAACCCATTAATGCAAACATCGCAAAGCAATCCCTTAAATCATTCTCGTTCATTTCCAATGTCCTTTTCCATTATGTTCGCAGTCTTTTACTGGGCAGAACTTCCTGCAAGTAAAGTTAGGTTTTGCGTTCCACACATCATTGGTATGGGCTG